CGGCTTGAAACCGTCTTGTATTGCCTCGCCTTTGAATCAGCGAGGTTTCAATTACATTAGGTTGTTAACGATCATACGACGATAGTAAACGTTAGATGAGAAAGTAAGCTCGCCAAGACCCTTAACTGGCTGATAAGAACCATTCATTTCGGCGAATGGGTTTGCTACCATGCCGTAACGAGTCTTAAAGCCGATCTTTGGCTGGAAGCTTGACTGATCAACTGCACGAACCATCTGTAGAGGAACGTATGGGCAATAGAATAGACCAGCGTCGAATGCTGAAGAACCCTTATAGCCAACAGTTAGGTAGTTACCACCGATTGCGTATGGATCGATGTATACCTTTAGACGACCGTTTAGAACACCAGCGAAAGTGTTACCAGTGTCATCTACCTGAAGGTTGTTAGAGTTAAGAGCAGGAGTGTAATCAAGAACACCAGCCATCTGAAGAGCAGAAGCAACGTCTGAAGAACAGATAACTAGGTTACCCTTACCACGACGAGTCTGACGAGCGATAGCGTTAGCTTCTCTTTCAAGCTGGAACATAAGACCCTTGAACTTTTCAACTGACCAACGACCGTTTGAGTCGGTGTCAAGGTCGAATACGCCCTGAGTAGTAGTGTTATCCATAGCACCCTTAACAGCTGTGACGTTGATAGTACGAACAACTTCACGGTTGATTTCAGAAAGAATTTCTGCAGAAAGGATGTTAGCAAGTTCTGTTTCAGCGTCAAGACCGTGAATGGCCTTAAGATCCTGAGCAAGTTCCATAGTGTACTCTGCCTTTAGAGCACGGGACTTAGCAGTAACAGTTACCTTTTCGATTGAGAACGCCATCTGAGCGAAATCGCCAGCGCCGCCATTGTTCGAACCAAGAGTTTCTGCAACAGTAGTAGCCATACCACCAGCAGCGTTATATTGGGAAGCGCTGGACATAGGAGTAGTGTTAGTTGCACCTGGGAAGGTACCTACGTTATTGTTGCCGATCTGATTGCCGCCGCCAACAACAGTAGAGAACGCAGTGTTAACTTCCTGATAGAAAGTTTCCTGAGTTACAGCGTCACCCTGATTAAGGGCATAACCAGTTGAGTTAGTCTGCTGGTTAGAATACATTGAACGCATTGCGAAGATAAGTCCAGTAGGACCAGTCATTGGCTGAACGCCGCAGATATCATAAGCAATAAGGTTAGGCATTGCACGACGTACGAGAGAGATCAATACTGGATCGAAAGTATCAATACCACCAGTACCACCAGTTGACGAAGAACCGCCCATCTGGTTAACTGCAGAAGGAGCAATACCAGTTTCAGTAAGAGTCTGGTAAGAACCATGAGCAGCAGACTCCTGAAGAGCCTTCTGTGTATTTTCGAGCATTACTGCTGTAACGGAGCGGCGGTGATTGTCCTTGATTGCTCCAAGAGCGTCGTGGTCAAGTACCGGTGCCCACTTGTTTTGAATTTCCTCAGCTAGATACATTTTAGTCTCCTTTTCTTAAGGTGTTTATTTGTTATTTATAAAAGTTATTTCTTTACGTTCTTAGTAATTGCTTGCACGTAACGATTAACAGCTGGGTCAATAGAAACTGTGTTAGTTGAAGTTTCACCTTCGAAAGTTTCTTCTTCAATGTTCGTAGAAACGACTGTCTTCTTATTAGCAAAATAGCTTTCCTTAACGAAGGCTAGCTTCTTACCATAAGTTTCTAGGTCGCCGTCAAAGTCAATACCTTCTGCAAGAGCCTTGAACTTTTCTACCTGCGAAAGAGCAAGACCATCACATAGGCTTTCAAGGATTTCGTCCTTTTCAACTTCTGCTACAGTTCTCTTGAGCTCTACGTTTTCATTGATGGATTCGTCAAGAGCTGCTTCGAGAGATTCTACCTTCTCGGCAAGAGCTTCGATTACATTAACTTTTTCCTGTGGAACGTCAATATAATGTTCAGCGAATAGACCCTTTAGACCACCAATAAATTCTTCCATTAGTTCGTTACGAAGTGTTGATTCAATAGCAACTTCGTTAGCTTCCATCCACTGCTCAGTTACGTATTCAAGATACGAATCGAGCTTAGATGTAAGTTCTTCAGTAATTTCAGTTACAGATTCAACAAAAGCTTCTTCATATTCTTCTTCAAGACGAGCAATTTCAAACATTGCACGAGCGTTAACAGCTGCTTCGAATAGAGTTGCAGCATTGTCCTTGAATTCTTCAGAAAGATCAGAACCAGCGAACATTTATTCAACGTCTTCATTGACAGAAAGCTTCTTAAGCTTTGGCATTGCATCCTTAGTTTTTGGACCAGCGCCACCCTTCATGTCTACTGAAGACTGATTAGCCCCAGACTTATCGCCTACGCCCCAATCCTTGCCAGGACCATAAAGAGACTGTGTATCATGGAACCACTTAGTAAGGTCTTCCTTCTTCATAGAATGCATAGCACCAATAACAGCAGTGATCATGCCGATCTTTGACTTAGGATCATCGACACCACGAGCGTTTGGCTTAAGAGAAAGAGCAGCAGTAGTGTCTTCCTTCATGTGAGCGTCCTTTTCCATTTTCTTTACCTTAGCAGTTTCTTTCTTTTCGTCGTCGCTGTCTTCGTCTTCTTCATCATCTTCTTCGTCGTCCTGATCATCTTCCTGATCGTCTTCTTCAGATGACTTCTTTTCGACTACGAAATCTTCTTCCATTTCTTCTTCAGCTTTCTTCTTAGATTCGGCAATAGCTACCTTCTCTAGAAGGTCTTTCATTTGAAAACTTTTAATTGACATCGTAAGGTCTCC